CCAAATCTTACGATTTGACGTTCAATATCTGGTGCACCTCCAGGGACTCGAACCCTGGGCCCACTGATTAAGAGTCATTCCAGCCCGCACTCCATTGGTGCAAAAGCAAAAATAAACAACGAATATACGCTATTCTATAAAGGATTGCGCAAATACAAAAAAGCACCGTGGTAGTCAATCGGTAGTCACACTCGCCCTCAAATCGAAAATATCAGAATACGATACTAAATATCATTTTGCTGATATAGATTATCCTTTTATGCTACACTCTCCGCAAAGGAGATATGGCTGATGTTAAGGATTTTGTTGTCCGTCCGCTTAGGCGAAAAGCGATGGACTCAGAAGCAACTTGCAGACGCAACTGGAATCAGGCGAAACACAATCAATGATCTTTACCATGAGATGACCGACCGGGTATCTTTGGAACAGCTTGATTTGATTTGCAAAGCCTTGGACTGCAAAATCTCCGATCTTCTGGTTCAAGAAGAAGATTTGGATGATTTGACCCGAAGCAGGCTTGCAACGCCACGGTGCAGATCCATAACGTCCGACAAGTAAGTTATCCCCTTTCCCCGGACACTTCGGTGTCTGGGGACTTTTTTTGCAAAAAATCCACTGCCCGGATACACAATCCGGGCTTTTTATATAAATATATTTGTTTATTTTATCATCTATTTTCTTTATAAAATATCGGTTTTGCTGTTGTCTTTCAAGGCAAAAAGGAAGATACTATAATCACAGCAAGGGAGTACGACCGGAAGGCAAGGGGCGAAGTAAGAGCCGGGAGCGCAGTAAGTCGTGAGCGCATGCTAAGTCAGTAACCCACTCCCCTGCTGCTTTTTATTTTATCTTTTCAGCCAAAGAAAGAGAGGGCATTATGAAAAAGTTTGATCTGTCCGCCATTATGCGCAAAGCATGGAAGCTGTATCGAAAGGGCGTTGCGGCCTTTTCCGAGTGCCTGCACCGGGCATGGAATAGTGCAAAGGCCGAGCCGATCAACGCCCAGCGCATCGAGGAAGCCCAGCAAGCCGCCGGTGTGGCCGAGCCTGTGAACACATGGGCAGGCTGGAAAGCCGCCGGGTACATGGTAGAGCATGGCGCAAAAGCTCTGTTTCAGGCGGTGCTTATCCACAGCAGCAAGGGGGACGGCCAGACCTACCGGGCATCGTTCTTTGGTGCTTCTCAGGTAAAGCCCTTACCCACGGCATAAAGAAAGCCGCCAGCGCTTCAAAAACACTGGCGGCTTTTATCATACCTCTGTTCCATCCGGGAAGCGGAAGTTCACAACAAGTTCTGCGCCCATGGCCTGCGCCATCTGCTCCAGTTCTTCATACTTGAACTTTCCTGTTTTCATTCGCTGGTTGAATGCCTGCGGGGTGGTGTCCATCCGCCGGGCAAGTTCAGCTTCTTTTACTTTGGCAACAGCTTCAGCCATTTTGATTTTCGTTGGGAAATCCATGCTCATCACCTCACCACAAGTATAAATGATTTCCTGTATTTTGTCAAGAAATATTTTCAAAAATATAGGTTTTTCTTTAAGAAAAGCCTTGACATTATAAAGGAAATCCTGTATAATATAGATGTCAGGAGGAGCGGAAAGCTCACCGGAAAGGAGAACAGACCGATGGATGAAAAAGCAAAAGCTCTGAAAGAGCTGCTGGAAATCTTGGTCGAACATCCCGATCTTGCAGAGCGGATAACGATCACGATTAAACCCAACAGAATCATTCAGAGCAATGAGACCCCCACGGATAACAAGTAATCCGTAAGAGCAGGGCGGCGGGTAGGAGCCGCCGCCCTCGCTTTTTAATTATAACCACCCACCGATGAAAAATCAAGGAGAATATATATGAACAGAGAACGCAGAAAGGCCCTGCAGGCCATCATTGATCAGCTTGAGACCCTCCAGACTCAGCTTGAGGAAATCCAGACTGAGGAAGAAGAATACCGGGACAACATCCCCGAAAACTTCCAGAGCGGCGAACGGTACGAGCATATCGAAGAGATCTGCGAAAGCCTGTCCGATGCAGTAAGCAGTCTGGAAGATGCCACCAGCAGCATTGAAGAAGCGATTGAGTAAGGAGAAGCACCATGACCATCCGAGAATTTGCAAAGCTGAACAACTTCCCTATCAGGGGCAAGCTGACCCGCATTCCTGATGAGGTCGAATATGACTTCAACGACCGGCCGCACAGCTGCAAGCGGTACGTTGACGAAGATTTCAATGAATACGGCATCCATGAGGACGGCTTCATTGTTGCCATCCCCTGTGAAAAGGCTTGGGGCCTCAGCATCAAAGAGAAGTCCCGGATCGCCGCCATGATTGAAAAGGAACGCATGGAAGCCAGCCAGCGGCGCGGCTCCTATGAATGGTAAAGGAGTAGACCATGAAAATTTCCGATATTCGCGCTTCCCTCCAGCGTCTGGCCGAAAGGCTGGATAACCAGTGGGCATACGCCCGGTCTGATGCCGAGATGGACATTGCTGCCGGCCGTGCCGAGTACAACGATGACGGCGAGCGGCTCCCGATCGAGCCAGAAATCAACTACTACGGCATGATCGCCGCATTTGAAACGCTCGGTGGCGAGTGGCGGCGCAACGCCGATGGTAAGCACTGGTTGTGTCTCGGTGGCATCGTAGCAACTACACAGAGCAAATAAATAAATCAAGCTGTGCTATCTGGCTATACGGGCATTCGGAGGATATGACGATGAAACTTTACAAGTATTCCGGCACCATCGAGGAGTTTGCCGTTGAACGTGGCCGGATCTCCTACATCAAACTCTTTGATGTGACCGACTTCGACAAAGCACCAACCAGGCTGGAAGTCTTCGGTGCGCTCGGCAAGTACATTGAGGCCATCGAGGGCACCGATGCAGAAGAGCGGTACATCAAGAGTGATTGGTACTTTGACAGCAACCTGTATCTGCGCCGCATTGAAGTCCCCGGCGTGGGCGATTGGCCGGCAAAGATTATCACCCAGTCGCCTGAGGACATCGACCAGCTGGAGATCTTCGGCCAGCAGAGCTACATCAAGACCAGCAAGCCGGAATCCATGTCCCGCGAGGAATTTTGCCGCTTGGTCGCTTGGGAACGTGAAAATATGAATTGACGAGGGATTAAACAATGACAGACGAAAAGATTATTGCCAGGATGCAGGCCGATCAGGAGCAGGGCTGGCCTCTCTGCCCTCGCTGCGGTGAGAGGATGCCAGACAAGTTGACCTACGGTGCATTGAGCCGCCACGCCAAGGGCGTGTACATCTGCGAGGCCTGCGGCACCGATGAAGCCCTCCGGGACTGGGGCGGAAACATCGAACCCCTGTCTGACTGGGTGCTGGTTCGCGTATACAACGGAGATCTTCGGAGGTAATCGATGACGTGAGCGTTGAAGATGCTGCGCAGATGAAGTTCTAAGAAAACAAAAAATCCCCCTCCACTTTGCCTACACATACCCCGCGAGGTTCGCAGGGCTTCGACAAAGCAGAGGGGGATTTTTGCGCGCCGCCGGAGCAGCCAAATATAAAATCAAGAGTGGACCATGCCGGGCCACTCTCTACAAAAGCCGAAGCTTTTCAAGTGCCTCTATTTTACACGGCACTCATGCAGCAGTCAAGACTTTTTGCCCAGTGCTGCGGTCATAACATCAAAGGCGTGTTCGATGACAGTATCCAGCACCTCGTCCGTGATTGCCCACTGGATGATGGCCGGGCATTTGGCGCGGAGGGCGGCGAAGACCTGCTTTTTCTTCTTCGCCCCCTGCCCCGAACCCATAATGGACTTTTCAGCCCGGTTCACCAGATCCAGCGCCAGATTCTTAACAGTAGCCTTGTAGCCCAGCCGGATACCGCCGACTGCCAGCGAAACAAAACCCGCCGCCATCAGAATGACAGCGACAGGCACGGGAATAAAACTCAGAATAGCTTCCATGATGGTTTCCTCCTATGTCACAGATACTTGTTGGCCCCAGAAATTGCCCGCCAACTGGCAGGGCCGCAGATGCCATCCACGGCCAGCTTGTGCTTCTCCTGCGCTTTCAGCAGGGCGTTTTCGGTTTTTTCTCCAAAAATGCCGTCCGGGGTCAGCCCCAGCAACCGCTGGAGCATCTTCGTGGCGGTTCTGTTCACATCGCCCACGCTGCCCCGGCGGATCGTCGGCAGGATGAACGTGTTGTAGGTCGTGCTGGGATAGTGCTTCGGTGCATCGCAGAGCCACGTCGCCTTTGTGTCGCGGGTGTCAGTATGTACGATGGCGCAACCATCATACCAGTAGATACCCACCGCCTTGAAGTACTGGGTGGCAATAATGCCCAAAGCCACAGGGTTGATGTTGCGGTCTTTCATGCGCCAGTCAGCCGCCATCCCATAACGGTGCTTGCTGCCCGAACTGCCTTTAACCGCCGCATTATGCGGAATACAGCGGTAGCCGCTGGTAATTTTGATGGGCTTGCCCAGCTTTTCCCGGACAGCCTGCATCTTCTCTACCAACTCCGAATCCACCATCTGCCGAGTACACCCGCAGGGGCATTTGAACTCCTCACGGGTGAAATTTTTGCTCAGGGCTGATGTGTCGCTGGCCTGATATACGATGACTCTCATGTAGAAAACCTCCTTCAAGAGAAGTCGTGCTTTTGAAGCCGCTCGTTGTACACCCGCTTGATATTCGCTACCGCACAGATGCAGCGGTTGTTTTTGTAGTCGGGGTGACTGCGGCAGTAGTCCTCATAGGCATCAATGATGGCTAAAATCTCGATAAAATGCTCCCTCGTGTGGTGCTTATCATCAATCAGCTCATCATTGAAGCGCAGGATCTGGGTGCGCAGAGAATTGGCATTGCGCTCATCATCAACTTGGATATGCTCCTCCAGCTTTTTCTGGGTCTGCTTCTGCTGTTCCAGCACTTCAGCATTCAGGGCATGTCCGATGATTTTTGCAAGCCTGCTCCACGGATTGATCTTGATGGGCGAAACCTCAATGAGCGAGAGCAGCACCAAAACCATCCCGCCACCGCTCCAGAATAATTCTTTCAGATTCACAGCCATCCCCCTCACTGAACCAGCGCGGCGATTGCCTGCAAATCAAAAATCGGAGCATCAAAAAACGCTCTCGCCCACAGCCAGTAGTCTTCGGACTCCGGGCGGCGGTACTTTTGGCAGAGTGCCGATGCCCAAACCCGGTTCCAGCGGGTCTGATAGTCCGCATCCCGGCGCTCAAGGCACCGCTGGATGTTCCCTACCAGTTCCCCGCGCAGGGTGCCGTTACCGTCATCGTCCTGCACAAAGCAGTCCATGCCGTTCTGGCTCCCTACAGCACACACGCGCTGGTTTTTGTGCATAAGAAAACCGTCCTGACAAGTCAGGGCGGTTCCATAGGGAATATTCACTTTTCCATCTATGCCGTCGAAGCGCGCCCGGCGGCGGGCGATAAAGCGTTCATGCTCCATGGGTTAGACCTGCTCTTTCTTCTCGGTCTTCTCGGCGAGCAGAGCGGTCAGCTCGTTATACTCGTCCTCGGTCAGCTTGTTGGCAGCGTAAAAGACATCCAGCTTGGTTGCCATGCCAGCGGTGTTGCCCTTTTCAATCATGCGCTTGCAAGTACGATACAGCATTCAGTTCACCCCCTTTCTCAAGAAGCATCGGTATCATCAGTGATGCCCAGCTCCAACAGGGTCAGGCGGTACGCCTGATCCACGTTGAGAGCATCAGCATCCTCGATGGCGGTTTGGGTTTCCGTGACCCAGCTTCCAATATCGGTCTGCTCCAGCATAACGCTTTCCAAATCGTCCCCCATAGGGTCACGATCGAGCAGATGATACGGTGTGCCGGCATAAGAAATGCCCGAAGCATCAGGCTCCGGGCAGAGGATATAACAGCCGTTGTCGGCTTTTTTGATGTAGGTCACGTCCTCGGTCAAGGCAAGGACGGTGCCATCACTGGCTTTGATGATTTTGAACAAGGCACTCTACCTCCAAAAATTGCATAGCAAAGCCGCCGCAGACGCAGCAGCCGCCCATGGTCATCAAAATTTTTATAGTAGGCTTCTTGGCAGTTCATATACTGCGCCACCTCCTGCAGGGTACGTTTCCCGGCCAGCCATTCACGGTGGAACAGCTTCAGTTTTCTCCGTGCGCGTATCACGCCGTCACGGCTACCATTGACTTTGATTTTCCCGGTCTCGGTCAAGGTAAAACGAGCCTTGCACCAGCGGAAAGGCTTTGTCAGAGGGATGATCTTGCATTTCTTCTTGTTGACCGGGATGCCGCGGATTTCAAACTGGCGCACGATAGCGCGGCCCAGCTTTTTCAAATCTTCGATGTCCGGGAGAATGATGCAGTAATCATCCATGTAGTGTCCGGCGCTATGCGTGGACATCTGGCATTTGATCCAGTTGTCCACAGCACTGGGCATTGCCGCCATTTCTTGTTGGCTCGGCTCAACGCCCAGCGGCATCCCACGGCCCGGAAATTCGCCGGGAGCAGTATCAATAATGGTATCTGCTATCCGCCGAAAATCAGGGTTCAGGATATACCGCTGGTGCCGCTGATAGATGATAGAATGGGGTGCATAAGGAAAGAACTTCTTCAGGTCGAGCAGCAACACCCCGCCCGCACGGCCATACTTGCGGTAATGCCGTGCCAGCTGCTGTTTGATGCGCTTGATCTGCCAGTGCAGCCCCTTACCAATCCGGCTTGCACCGTTGTCATAGATCATGCTGGGGTCGTAAAGCGGCTCCAACACTTCCTTGCTGATGACCTTGTGGATTTGTCGGTCTGTAATATGAGGAGCGTCAATCCCACGAATCTTGCCGCGTTCACAGACCGTGAAATGAACGTATTTCTTAGGCCGCCACCTTTTTGCCAAAATAAGCCGCCGCTGCTTCGCTGTGTGGGAAAACAGATGCCGCTCAAAGTTCTGCGTACTCTGCTTCCAGCGTACACCGTTGCAGCATTTCCGGCCATATTTGAACATCGTGTGGTAACTAAATACTTCTTCCAACGAACCGAGGGCGGCACACCGGGCTTCTTGTCTGGCTCGGCGTGCTGCCCGGCGGCGTTGGTATCGCGCTTCATGGCGCTCCTGACTTGTCATAAAAGTATTCGCTCCTCGTACAGATGAATTGTAGGGCATCGTCTAATCTGCTTTATGCCGGCACATGAAACGCGGTAAGATGCATCCCGCGCCATGCAAGAAGCGTCCGTGTCAGCATATCGAAAAGCAGTTTTAGAGGTTTGACCCTCAGGGAAGTACCTCTCCTTTTGCTATGGTCGTCTTTCACCTATGGCTACTCCATGTGACCAAGCATTGCAAAATCCGGGCACAACACCATACGCATTGTTAGCGTTGTTATAGTCCAACGACCCCGACGCCGAAACCGCGCAGAAGTAGTTGTTGTTGTTGATGTTGTTGTAGTTCGGCGACCGCAGCCACCAGACCGCCGCCGCAGGAATTGACAGAGATACACCCACTTAAAAATCAGGCTTTCCGATTGACCGTTCCGATCATGCCTTGCAGCAGGTCGTTTTCCTTGTCAATCAGCTCACCCAACTTTTGAGCCATTTTGTCCAGTCTTTCAGTTGCTTTCTTCGCATCGACACTTTTCCCTGAGGGAGTTGTGAAACATCCCTGCGGGTTCTGGGTCATGATGAGATAGCAGTGAGTCAACCGAACATCCAGCGCCATCAGGGATGCCCGCGCTTCCAGAAGATGTGCTTTGCGAAGCTGGCGCCGCTGATCGTCTGAGGGATAGATGCTGTTCGCCTTTTCGGCATGGTCTATCACCTCACCCGCCAGCTTTGCAACCGGTTCTGCAATCAATCTGGAATACCTTGCGGAAATGCGGGTCAGGAAGTTTATCGTTTCAATGTAAATCTCATTGGCGACATTCACATACTCCGCCTTGCTTTCTGTGCGCTTGGATTTCAAAACTGACATGATACTTTAGTCTCCTTCGGGGTCATCGAGGTCGATTTCCCCTTGCTCTCGCTCAACTTCTTCCAAATGCTTGAGCAGCACATACTCTATGTAGTTCGTGATGGACCGATGTTCTTTTGTTGCTAGAACGCCGATCTTGTCAAAAACTTCATCGGACAGGCGCAGTGTAAAGACGCGCTTGTTAGTTGCCATACAATACCTCCTAACAAACAGGTTTTGAAAGTATTGTATAGCGTTTTTCGTGCCGTGTATGCACTCATAAGACAGTCGAGTGATAGCACTTTCAGTATCTTTTTTCAAAAAATCGAGCGGGGCGCTGACGCGCCCTTCGGATTTTTTGAGGAAAGTTTGCTGGTTTCCGCCCACTTCCGTGGGCTTGAGTAGGCCGAGAATCCCTGCGGGGGATTAGACAACAAAGCCGGGCACAACACCATACGCACCGTTAGCGTTGTTAGAG